AGTCGAATTGCATCAGCATCACCTTGCGCCTCTACGCGCTTGCGATCCGCCTCTGCCTTTGCCAGTTCAACTTCCTTTTGCTTGGCTGCAATTTGGAAGTTGCGTTCAGCAGACTCTTTGATGGCTTTCTCCAATGTTGGATCTGTCACAAGATTTCTCACGTTGGCAGACCGAACAAAGAACATGCCCTTGCCTGCCGACTCATCCAAGTCCTTTTGAAGGGACTGAACAATCTTGGCTGCAATGCTGACGCGCTCGGTGTGCACGGTGTCGCTTCCATATTGCGTGATTGCGTTGTAGACGGATTCACGCGCCTGCCGAGCTACATAGTTGTTTCCAAGTCGGACTCCATCCTCGCCCTTCAGCTCGATCATGTCACCGGGCCACTTGGTCATAACCTCTGCCGCTTTGCTTGGGTCGATCTGATAGAAGATGTCAATATCCAAATCAGCCAGAGTGATTTTGTCTTTGGTCTGCGGCTTCATGTCTGCCAATTCAAGGCGCAGTTCTTTGGCGCTGACTTCGGTGATGCGCTTGAACATCGTGAAATACACACCGGGCGGCATGATCTCTTTCTTGACCTGACCCATGGTGGACTCAACGCCGACATTGCCGGTATCGATCTGTGAACATGCCGACAGGGCGGCGACTGCAAGAAGTGAAAGAATTGTTTTCATGGTTGTCCTCAAAGTAAATTAATGGAGCCGTTGTTCGCGGCCATAAACAGAGCGGCCACAATAAAAATCCAAATCAAAATCACTTTTATGGCGTGGCGCCTGATGAATTTTTTGACGGTGGATCTTTCCCGCTGGGACATGTAGCTCCATCCAAAATACATTGGGAAAGCTAGGATGATCAAGATAAGAAAGTGCTTCATTGTGGCCTTCGTGTTATTCGATGTCGAGTGATGGCTGTGCGCTCTCTCCGTATGTCTCGACACGGATTCCTTGCTCCATTGCTTTCACGATGTCATCTTGCGATGCAACACGTGCAGTGAATGATTGCTTGGCTGCGTGGGTAATGGCTTGAGATGCCACCGTTGCTCGCACGAGGCGATTGGTGCCTTCTGTGTTGGTGACCAAATAAATAAGCGAAGTTGTAGCCATGGTTTACTCCTTGGTTGGCTTTGTTGATAAATACTTTTGATGCTGAGAACACATTGCCGAAACTTGGCAAAATGATTCACACCGGGTCCGCTCACCCTCTCTGATTTCGATTGAAAACTTTTCGCCTTTCTTGGCTTTGTCTACTGCCGACTTCAGTGCAAGCTCTGCTGCTTCCGATGTTTCGTGTACGCTTTTTGCCCGGACGTTTCCATCCTTCTTGACTGCGTATGTTGTTTGTTTTTCCCACATCTCTTCTGATGTGCAATCTGTGATTTCGCCTTCGGTCTCCATGTGGAAAAAAGCATCTCCATGAACCGAGATGCGAGACCGAACATAAGCCTCACGCTCCTCGAATGACCACAGGGGTATATCGATGACAACGATTGGAGCCTTTGGGTAACCTTCTCTGTTGGCGGCTTCACGACGAGACCAGTCTCGAATAATGGCCACGATCTGAAGCTTCTTGACTGGTACGCTTTTAGCTTTCTCCACCAAATATGCGTAGCAGTTCAACTGGTTGTGCCAATCCTGTTTTTCATTCAATACTGACCATGCGCCAACAGTCTTGTAGTCCGACAAAACAATACCGTCTTCTTCGACTTCCTGCAGATCAATGGCGCCACTGATGTTGATTCCGTCGAGATGAATGTGGATGCGTTGTTCAACGATATGGTTTTCGTCTTTGCCGTGCTCCAGAACTTTGTGGATGGCGGTGCCAAACAAACTCCACACCAGATCAGATGCATCCTCTTCCAAATCATTCCAATGCTTGCGCTTGAGTTGGACGATCCGCGGGCTGTTGAGTAGTTCAGTGACCGACATGTTGGACTTGCCCTTGTTGTACTCGGGCTTGCGCAGCACGTTGATGATCGTGCTTGGAAGGTCGTTGCGGTTGGTGAGCTTCATACCGCCTTGGCCTCCATGCTCCTGTACATCTCCATGAACAGGCCCATGCCATCATGCAGAGTCATCTCGCATGCCAGTACGCAGGTTGTGAACAACATGGTTGCCACGGTGGTAGCCTCACGGGGATCGTCGCATTTGTCAGCAAGGTACTTCATTACATCTTGCGCAATGACTTTTGACTTATTCAGCATCTGAATGATTTCTTGACGGTCAGCTTCCGTCATTTCGGCTTTTGCCATGTGTTCTCCTAACTGTTGATAGAGACTACATTGTACCTGTTATATTAGGTTCGTCAACACCTAATACAATATATTTACAACATTTTTAGGTGATCTATGCGAAGAGCAGCCAGACGCGACACGGGTGAGCCGGAAATCATCAAGGCTTTGAGGGATTGCGGCGCCTATGTGAAGGTCATCAACGACGAGGGCACCTTCGACCTACTGGTGTGGTATTTGGGCCACACACTATTGCTTGAGGTGAAGGATGGGACCAAGCCACCATCGGCCAGAAGGCTGACGGACGCGGAGCAGAAGTTCCATGATGAATGGCCCGGTGAAAATCTACATATCGTCAATGGAGTTGATGACGCACTTGCTCTGCTGAAGCTGTGTGTGTAAACTCCGGCCTGAGACTTTCATGGTTTGTCTCTCCTCCTGATAGAAATTAGCCCCCTCGCCTAAAAACTTGGGGGCATTTTTTGGAGAACCTGCAGCCGGGTAGAGAAGCAGTTAACTCGCCATCCTCATACGGTGGAGACCGCTGGTGCGAATCCAGCCTCGGCAACCAATTGTGATGTATACTTCGGCCATATGAAAGCCTCCGCCCTTCCACGACCAGCCTTCCTGAGTGTAGCTCAGGTAGCAGAGCGCGTGTCTCGGGAACACGAGGTCGCTGGTGCAAGTCCAGCCACTCAGACCAATTCCACAACGACACGAAACTGATACCCATTCTGGGGTAGCACAGTGGTAGTTGCATCTGGCTGTTAACCAGAATGTCGTTGGTTCGATCCCAACCCCCAGAGCCAAATAAAGCCCTCGTAGCTCAGTCGGTAGAGCACCTGTTTTGTACTCAGGAGGCCGGGCGTTCGATTCGACCCCGGGGGCACCAGTTGACATGTAATGAGATGTGTTGACACAACTTTCCGTTTATGTATAATCCGTTCCAGCTAGGTGTGAGAGCCGTAGCGAATGAGCCGTTAAGCCTGATCCCGACCCCGCATGGGGTAGCCTGAATTTACAAGATTTGGGTTCTCTCACCGGGGTCAGACTTAACGGCTTTTTTGTTTTTTGGATTAGAGTGGATAACGGGTTAGCGCCGTTATGTTTCTTGTGATTGACATAGTTGATACACGCTGCTTCATGCGGACCACTCTAATCCAACCCCTCCACGCCAAGCCGTACTCCGCACGATAGCAAGCACCTGCATGGGTGGCGCGGAAGAAAGCACCGGCACTGGTACACCCCCAGATAAGCGCCGTCCAGCCTGTCAGCGAGGGACTGGGAAAGATTGGTAGGCAAGTGGTGAGACAAACTACCTTTCGACGAATCGCTGCCTTATGGGTTTGCTAGTAGGACACAGATAAGAGTGCCCTATGGGCAGGGAGTGAACAGCCATGGCTATCACCCTTGGGAACCTGTGGCCAAAAAACTCTGGATCGAACAGACGTAAAAAAGCCCGAATGAACGGGCCTTGTGGTGGATATTAAATCTCTGTTCTTTCTCTCAAAACCTCTTCCAGCTTCTGCAAATGATGCCGGGCCTTGCTGATATCCTGATCGCCGCCCTTTTGCTTTTCACGGGCCAGATAGACGATGGCATTGCCCTTCATCCAGCCGCGGTACTCCTCTGGAGTCAGCCAAGCTTGAAGCACATCCCATGGCTGATATGGTCCCAAGTCTTTGTAGTGATTGCCGCCGACTTGCGTTTCATTTGCGCTCATGCAAACCCCCGCAGGTTAGGTGCCTTCCATCCTTCTGGCTTGCCAATCTTTCCACCGGGCAGGATAACCGGCTTACCGTCCACCAATTTAGCCTCATTGCTGGCCAATACAGCCTCGTCAGCCGCTTCTTTGCTGAAGCCTGCTAGGTAGGCCACACCGTTGCCTGTAACCTCCATATCGCAGAGCGCATCCAAGGCATCCACGCGCATGTGGATTGGGATGTAAACCTGCTGATCTTTGCTCTTGAGCTTGTTGGCAAACCACTCCAAGTCTGAAGCTGTTCGCTGCATCAGTATGGCATAGCCTTCGCTGTCAATTCGAAGTGATTTGATGAACTCAACGAACTCCTCGATGTGGCATCCGATCTGCACGGACACGTTTTCCATGCTGGGTTCTTTGCCGCAGGCTGACAGCCAATCGGCGGTACGCTTGTAATTGCTCATGGTGTTTTCCTTTTGGTTAATAACTTGCTTTATCGTCGTGCGCAACGGTCTCGGGATCTTTGTCATTCTTCCATAGCGCCAGCTTGGAGACGGCAAGTATGCGCTCCAGTGTGTCCTTGAATTTATCCCGGTCACCGATCAGCGCCGTGTTTTCTTTTTCCAGTCTCTCATTCCTTGCTCTCAGCATTTTGTTTTCAGTCTCCAATTCTTCAATCATTGCTTCCACGTTATATTTCACTCGGAACTCCTGTTGTATCAGCATCATTTAGTGTTGAATTGTATGGTCAGCCTATTGCTCACCGATGACCTCCTGACGTTTGTTGCTTGTTGTACCTTTCCTTCAAAACGCTGTACAGCCTTCTGCATGTGTCGCATTTACATTTCCAATTTACTGCATCTGGATTGAACATTTTGTGCGTAGCTTGCTTATTGTTTTCCATTGATTCCATCGCGAAATTTCTAATCCTTGCTTCGCGAGCGATGCGCTCAAACTCTTCATCTTCTTCCGTCATGTCAGGTGCCCTTTCGTGGTTCCTTCGATACCTTTTATCGTCAGCGTGTCGCCCGGACCGAGATTGGCTGATACCCCGATTAACTGTACAGGGCTTCCATCGAGGCAAAAAGATACTGTCAGAGTAGCACCTGACAGGGATCGCTCGATGCGTATTGAGTTAAAGGGTATGTCTATATCGAGGTCAACGCTCATTCGCTTATCTCCATAAGTGCCTTTTTGGCTTTCTCCATCCACCACAGCGCAGCACCTCCGTCTGCCTCCGAGCTTGCAAAATATAGCTGCCCGTCTGCGTCTTCGCCAATGATCCACACGGACTTGATTTTGGACTCAAGTGCAGCGTTTAGTACGCGCTCGACAGGCAGAGACAGGCTTGTGACCATGGGGAGAATGGTAACGTTGTCAACTAGTTTCATTTCAGCACCTCCTTTAGTGCGGCAGCGGCAGCTTCCTGTTTTGGATGGCCCCCGTAACATGGCACATTGATTGACTCATTCAGCGCATCAAGCGCCAGTCGTGCAGCAGCTTGTAGCTTGTCCCGCTTTTCGCGCAACTCTCGTATCTGCCACTCAACTTCTTGCATTAACTCTGCGACATTTCCGGCGTCACCCGTTGCAAACCCCATAGCGTTGACTATGGTGCAGGCTAGTTGCAACTCCTTTTCATCAGCCTCCAGCATGTCAGCGGTTTCCTTGTAAAAGGGATCGTAGTCAAACTCTTTCTGGTAGTGCCGTAGCCGTGCAATCAACTCAGTGCGGGGGGTCATTTTTCTGTCCATTGGTAAGTTTTTTCAAAGATGGTTTTGTCGCAGATGTACAACTCTTTATCCACCCCTTCCATCAAATAGTCGCCGGGTTTTCCTTGTTTGTAATCACCCTCAAGCGTGTTAACCCGAAACGATTCGTCCATCTGTCGGGCACGAATTTCGATTGGTAATTTCATGCATTTACGCATTGAGTCAACGTGGTCGTAAGTGTTAAATACTTTCATAGTGATGCTCCTTTGATTCCGTGGGCTTCAACCCGAGTGCATTTGTTTTTGTCAAGGCAATACTTGCGCGAAGTTTCGTCATGGCATTTGCAAACTATCAGTGGCTGCTGCGCTGGTGCTGGCCTACGAACACCTTCAAAAAAGCAAATCAAATCCTGCGCCTCTGCTTCTGTCAGTCGATGCCAACACAGTAGTCTTGATGCCAGTAC